AAGATAGCATTACAGTCCAATCCTTCCAAGTAGGAGATTAACAATTTTGTCCGACAAATCGTCAGGCAAGAACTTCAAGAAACCAAGAAACCACAGAGCCACACATCCGTAAACGAATATCTTGAGGCAAAGGTCAAAGGTCTTCTGGTACTCATTCACCGACCACACCTTTTAGTGGTATCGCAAAACTCCATGAGTTCATAGATACCAACAAACACCAAGAACAAAACAAAGAATGAGCCACCAATAATGATGGCTAACTCATTCATCTCTTGCTCTTTTTGTTTAGCCTTCTTCTCTGCCTTATCTAAAGCACGAAGTTCTCTTGCGTCATCAATGTCCATCTGGTCTTGACGGGCTTTAATCTTGTTCCAAACGTCCACCTTGCCAGTAGTCATAAAAAGCAGTTTTAACTCGTCCTCAAACGCTCTGGCTTGCTCTAAAGCCATCTCAATCTGGAGAGCAGTCCCCATGTTTGAGCCTTTGCCCTTCTTTGCTTCAATCAATGCTTTAGTAGCAGTTGACTTGGCATCGAACATCTTGCCAATCATGGGCGCAAGAGAGCCTAGGTCATTGGCTACCTTACTAGCCTTCTTGACCATCGAAATAGCTTGTTGTATCCCTGCTAGGGCTGTTAGAGGGTCTATCATCTCTTATCTACCTTTTGCCATTCAAGACATACAACTTTTCGGTTGTAAACATCGCCTGTCCATGCCCACCTGACACAGCGATATTCAGTTTTTTCTTTACTAGATGCCACCAATGTAAAAAGAATTGAAAGCACCATTAGCCATTTCACGGCATCGCCCAAAGAATGACATGACCACAGAACATGACAAAACAAAAAAGAAAGGCTAGAGCCACAATAGCTTCTAGCCAATCCATCATTTTTTAATCCAAGTCTGCCAAACAGCACCAGCCGCCATGATTAGACCCGCCACCCACAGAATAGGCTTGGCAGCAGAGGCAACCCATCCCAAGACTTTAAAAGCACCCTGCAAGGCATCAAAAGCCTCTACAAGCCCTTTAGTGTTCTTGTCTATGCTATCTACCTTAGTCTCTACTTCAACGAGCCTGTCGTAGATTTGCTTGTGGGTTACTTCATCTTGCATGATTACTCTTTCGGTGTCACATCCGTAACAGTTTCAAGGGATTTCTTTAGCATCGTAAAGAAAGCATCTCTACCAACTTGAAGCTGGTCAACATTAAATTTAGCAGAATTAAGTTTCCTCTCTAAGTCAACCACATGATTCAGCAGGGTTTGCTGCTCAAGTGTCATGTCCTCAAAGATGTACTCAACTCCGTCAATCGTCACAGGGTTTTTTGTGTTGTTGCCCATGTGTTTCTCCTAATGTGCCACTAAGGTCAGGTAGTGGCTTCCTGATTAAGCCCAAGGAAGGTCAGTATTTGAGGGGCTGACAGGCGGTGTAATCATGCTGTCGATTTGTCCCTGCACACACTGCTGTGCGCTTGCAATAGCAGACTCAGGAATCCAACCAATGACGATTGCTTCTGTGAGACTTGCATAAGGTGTTATTGCACCCACTTGGTCAGCAGAGTTGAACTGCGTATTGCCACCGATAGAGGCGGTGTTAGTGCCATCTACGCCAGTGACTTCCCACAAAGCGTTGACCACATAGTTAGGGTCAGGCTGTTGCAGGGTGTACATTGCTGTAATGGTTGTTGTAAAAGTCGTCATAATTTACCTTTCAGTTGATTAAATTGTTTAAGGGCTTCTCTTGCCCATTGCTGATACTCATAGTCCATTGCATTTACATTGGCAATCTTTTCCAAGGTTTCTAATGCAAGTTTTAAGGCTTCATTCATGTTAGTCCTCAAAGATTAGCGGCATCCAAACGTGCCTTGAGTGATTCAATGATTGCTTGTTGTTCCTGAATAGCCTTAAACGCCAAAGAAACCATATTTCCATACGCAAGGCCGTCTGGTGTCCCATCAGTAGCATACATAACAAATTCTGATAAGCCTGCGGCATCAATTTCTTCGGCAATTAAGCCTCCGTATGTTGTATCGCCATCAAGCGTAGATTTGCTTTTATATGTTACAGAGCGAAGTTGCATTACTTCTGCAAGGCCATGAGTGGCATTTTGTACATCACGTTTATATTTTAATGACGAGGTTGATTTTCGCAGTACCCCGCCAGTGCCTACGTTGACGTTAACGGCACTACCAGTAGTTTGGGTATCAACTGAAGGTAAATACCAGTTAGTTGCATCGTGATAAGCCCGTGGATTTCCATCTCCGTCAGACAGCACGATTTGGTTGCTTGCTGTGCGAATGTCTAGGCTAAATTGGTTGCCGTTGAAGCCGCCAAGTACAGTGTTCTTTGCGCCAGTAGAAACAAAGTAGCCTGAACCCACACCAACAAAAGTATTTTGAGAACCTGTAGTTGCTGAGTAACCAGCCATACGACCAAGGTGCGTATTGTATTGCCCAGAAGTTTGGCTATAGCCAGCCTGATAACCAATTGCGGTGTTGTCTGTACCTGTGGTGTTGCCGTTAAGAGCACCAGAACCCACTGCCACGTTGTAAGCGCCAGTGGTTGTAGAAACCAAGGCGTTGTTACCTACTCCAGTATTGTCACTGCTAGAAGTAGCCGCCGCGCCTGCACCCGAACCAACATAAACGTTTTGTGCGCCTGACGTAATAACTTTACCAGCAACATAACCTACAGCCACGTTATAGTTGCCCGTTACGGCTGCCTGCATTGCTGAGTTACCCAGTGCAGTGTTATATGAACCTGTGGTGAGATTTGCTAGTGCAGAGGCAGTTACAGATAACACTCCGCTACCTACTGCCGTGTTGTAGTTGCCAGTAGTATTTTGATATAAAACGTTATGCCCAACCCCAACGTTCATAGTACCCGTTGTGTTTGAGTAGCCTGTCCCAATACCTACAGCAGTATTACGAGAACCAGTTGTGTTTGAGTAAAGCGCCTGATAACCTACAGCAGTGTTTTCTGATGCTGTGGTGTTGGAATAAAGGGCTTGATAACCTAAAGCAGAGTTAGAAGCACCAGTTGTGTTTACATACCCCGCCTGATGACCAACAGCAGTGTTGCCAGATGCTGTGGTGTTTGAACGTAAAGCATCAAGGCCTACTGCTACGTTGTTTCCACCAGTAGTGTTGTTAAATAAAGCCGTGTAGCCTAATCCAACATTGTTTGAACCTGTAGTGTTGTAATATAAAGCCGCAGTGCCTGACGCAAGGTTTCTAACACCTGTTGTATTTGTAAAAAGCGTCTGCAAACCAAGGGCTACGTTTTCTGAGCCTGTTGTATTTTTGTTTAATGCAGTGTAGCCAAAAGCATCATTATTTGCTCCAGTCGTATTGCTATACCCCGCCTGATAACCTACAGCAGTATTGTTAGATGCTGTGGTGTTAGCGCGTAAAGCTTCTCTACCAACTGCGGTGTTATTACTGCCTGTAGTGCTTACACGAAGTGCTGATTCGCCCATAGCAGTATTAAAACTGCCTGTTGTATTGCCATTTAATGCGGCAAAACCAAATCCAGAGTTTGAGCTAGAAGTAGTAGATGCCAAGGAAGCATAGCCAAAGGCGGCATTAGAGTTTCCTGTAGTAACAGATTGTAGCGCGGCAATACCAAAAGCATCGTTGTAGCCAGTTGTATTAGCCGCCCCCGCATTTGCCCCAACAAAAGTTACGCCTACGCCAGAAGCGGTTGTAGTGGCAGTTCCTGCCAAATAACCAATAAAAACGCTACTTGCGTTAGTCGTGTTGGCAAATCCAGCCTGATGTCCAACAGCAGTGTTGTTAGCACCCGTTGTATTAGCTTGGAGGACTTGTGAGCCTACTGCTACGTTATTATTTCCTGTTGTATTTGAATCTAATGCTTGATAACCAACGGCAACTAATGCAGTACCAGTTGTGTTTGCATATGCGGCTTGGTAACCAACAGCGGTGTTGTTAGATGCTGTGGTATTTAATGCTAATGCGCCTACGCCTACGCCTGTGTTGTTTGAGCCTGTAGTGTTTGAGTACAAAGGGCCTACTGCAGTACCTGCATAATCAGCGCCAACAGCAGTGTTAGCAACTCCAGTCGTATTACCATATAAAGCATATTTACCTATAGCAGTTAATGCTGTACCTGTTGTATTTGTATAACCAGCCTGAAAACCTACAGCAGTATTGTTAGATGCTGTTGTGTTGGCTTGGAGGGCTTGTGTGCCTAATGCAGTATTAGCATCTCCAGTTGTATTTGCACCTAAAGCGGCATAACCTAATGAGCTATTGTTAGAGCCTGTAGTAGTAAGTTTAAGAGCATCACGGCCAACGGCAGTATTAACGCCGCCGCTGGTAAAGCTAAAAAGAGCTTGAAGACCCAATGCGGTATTGGACTGACCAGTAGAAGTTCCAGACGCGCCATAACCTGCTTGGTTGCCAATAAACATATTATTAGCACCAGTGACAAAATAACCTGCTAGGTATCCAAAAGCATGGATTGATACTGTAGTGGCAGAATATCCAGCGCCATATCCAAAAGCAGTTACACCTGCGCCCGTTATATTGCTATATCCCGCCTGATAACCTACAGCAGTGTTGTTTGATGCTGTGGTGTTTGCGCCAAGTGCGGCTTGCCCAATACCAACGTTAAAACTACCCGTTGTGTTTGCTCCCAAAGCGGCGCTAGTGGTGTCACTATAACTGCCGCCCATACCTACGTTTGCTAAACCTGTTGTGTTAGCCGCAAGAACAGCCCCACCAAAGGCGTCAATACGACCTGACGTATTTGCAGTTCCCGCCTGATAACCTATAGCGGTGTTGTAATTTGTTGTGTTGAGGTAAAGAGCCCTATAACCTACAGCGGTGTTATTATTTGAAGTAATACTGGCTTGGAGTGCTTGATACCCTACTGCGGTGCTATTTGCGCCACTTGTATTAACCGATAAAGCACTAGCACCCACCGCAGTATTGGTAGCCACAGCACCGCCACCACGACCAACAGTCAGACCTTGAACAACTGCGCCACCAGTTAAGGTAGATACACCAGTTACTCCAAGAGTTGTAGATGCTGTAACTGAAGTAAACGCACCAGTAGTAGCAGTAGTAGCACCAACAGTACCATTGATGTTGATAGATGCTGTACCTGTTAGGTTAGTTACAGTACCGCTAGAGGGTGTACCTAATGCACCATTGAACAATACTGGCGCACCAGCAGAGCCTGTATTAACCGCTAGAGCCGTAGCAATGCCAGTTCCTAGACCTGATACACCTGTGCTAATAGGAAGACCTGTAGCGTTTGTTAAGGTTGCGCTAGTAGGTGTTCCAAGGATAGGAGTTACTAGGGTAGGAGAGGTAGCAAATACTGCTGAACCACTACCAGTTTCATCTGTCAAAGCACCCGCTAATTGAGATGAAGTGAATGAACCTAAAGATGTTGCATTGCCAACAGAAGTGACTGCACCTGTTAAGTTAGCGTTAGTTGTGACATTACCCGCTGTCAGACCAGAAGCAGTGCCTGTGATGTTTGTGCCTACCAAAGCAGATGGAGTGCCTAAAGCGGGAGTGACCAGAGTAGGAGAGGTAGCCAACACATTGCTACCAGTTCCTGTATTAGTAACAGAGACTATGTTCTTACTTGCATCCAATGCCAAAGCAGTCGATGCAGTTAAACCAGACAGCGTAGCAGTGCTAGATGCTGACAGAGTGGTAAACGCACCAGCAGCAGCCGTAGATGTACCGATAGGGCCGTTAAACGAATCGCCAACAGCACCTGTCTGAAAGTCCTTCAGTTGAGCCATTAACTCACGGATAGCATCGTTAATGCCAGAAGGGGCGCATCCTTCAGCAATGTTAATCGAGTCAATGTCTGTGTTATTAGCAGGGGTTGCGCTAAATTCACTAATCTTTGTTTTTGGCATATCAGTCCTTATTGGATACCTAAGAGATTACGCTGTTCTTGGTCTAAGTCTTCAATAGACAATAGACCCCTTGCAGTTGTTGGAGTAACAGCCCTAAATGGACTACCAATTGTCTGTGGGATGCCACCAGTACGCATTATATTAGTTAAGTCCTCTACGCTACCTCTACGCATATTTGTAGCCAATCCACGAGAGCCAGCAGCACCAATAGTTAAAGGAATTCCAATCATCGGTGCTAATGCAGTAGTTCCAACACTAAGACCAACTGGCACAACACCAGTAGGTGCAAAGCGTCCAAAGAACTTCAACATATTTTGAACATTACCACCCTTGGCAGCTTGCTCAATAGCATCCTGTTCAGTCTTAGTAAACAATCGCATTTTCTTGTCATTCTTAGCAAGTTGACGCAATTGTTTAGCGAGTGAGTTTTCTTCACCAGACTGAGTAAACTTACTCTTGTCTAGTTTAGCTTCATTAAGCATATCCTCAAAGACTTCTGCTTTTTTCATTTTTGAATAAGCGTTACGAGCCTCTGACCATAACTGACCTGCGTTTTTCATATCACCAGAAGCAATAGATTCTTTAGGGACAGTCATCAAGTAGTTATCGTAGTCATCCAAAAGAATAGATGCCATCCGTCTTTCTTCTGGCTCAATACTCTTTTGACCAGAACGAATCATCTTGCGTAATGCTTGTATTTCAGTCCAATCTTTAGGTTGAGCAGTAGAAGTTAATTCTTCAATAGCACCTGCAACTTTAGGAAACGCTTTAGGCGTATATCCTTCTTGTCTCAAACCTTTTGCAATATCATCCATTGCATTAACAAACTCATCAGTTTTTAACTGCACACCAGACTGTTGAAGTTGGTCATACCTGTCTGTTGCAATTCTGTCTAATGCTTGTGTAGATAAAGCCTCTTGTTTTTGAGGACGCTTAACGCTACCAGCAGCACCTGTTGCCAATGTAGTAGCTGCACCATACAAAGGATTTCCAGTAGCTTCTGTGACTGTTTGTCCAGACATAACAGCAGTAGGAGTCACAATCGCTTGTGTCTTAGGTGCTACAGCAAGTTGCTCTGTAACTCCACGAGTAACAGGAGATGCAGCAGTTGTAGAGGCTTTAATCAAAGCAGGGATAGTTCTAGCCACTCCTGTCATTGCTTCTAATCCACCACCAACAACTCGCTCAGTTGGTGTTTGTGTCTCTGGTGCAGCGGGTACACCAGAACGAGTCATCAAGTTTTGAATAGCTTGAGATGCTGGAATCAATCGCTTATCAGTAAATGGAGAAGCAAGAACATTTAATAGCGCATTAACGGCATCAGCAGCAGGGACAGCCGTTGCACCCAAAACAGCACCTAATCCGCCACCATACGAACCAATCTGTGCGCCAGCTAATGTAGGCGCAACAGCACGATAGACTAAACCTGCGCCACGCTCAAATGATTCTCTGAGTGTTGGAGACTTAGGTTGACCTTGATTAAGAATAGTTAAACCAGCATCAGAGACTTTAGTTAAGTCTCCTGCTTGCAAAGCCAAGAGGTCACTATCAGATAATTGAGTTAAGTCCATTATCCACCGCCTTTTTTGCGTCTTTCAATTTCTGCTTGAATAGCATCTTGACTTGGCAATCCACCGGTTGTAGCAGGGGCAGTTGGCAATTTAGGTATTGGTGCAGTAATTTCTTTTGCTGCACGACCAGAAGCAACTTCAGCAGATTTAAGCAAGTTTGTAAGACGCTCTTGCTTTGTTTTAACTGTTGCTGCACTATCACCCATTTGTGGAAAGAAAGACTTTTTATAACCAGCCAACTGCTCACGGCTATATGCTGCACCAGTTCCCAATGTCAAAGCCGCATCAAGAATATCCTCTTGTGCTGCCTCAACAATTTGACGCTGTTCAGTGTTAATCTTGTTTGGCAAGAAATCTGTGCGTGAAACAAAACGAGCAACTTCAGCCGCAGTATTTGGTAAAGCCGCTTTAGGCTCAGCACCGATAGCCTCATTCATTTGTCCAACGCTGAAGTTCAATCTGCTTGCAAGAACGGCTGATTTACGCTCACCTTCCGATGGCATATTGATTGTTGTGCTTGGACGTTTTTGGTCTTGTAATTGAATATATGCTGCCTGTTGATTTTTGGGCAACTTCATAAAGTCTTGAAACTCTTTGATTGAAGCAGCAGGTGCATCAGGTGCTGTATAAAGAACAGCCATTGTATTTTTGTCAAGAACAGTATTTCCAACTGTTACAGTATCTCGCTTTGTTGCGCCTTGAGCCACAGATATTGGCTTACCATCTGGGCCAATCTCATAACGAATCTGACCTTCTCCAAGCGTATAACCTTCTGGGCGCATTGCTTTTTGCGATGCAACCAACTCACTCAAGGCTTTACGTCCTTCAACAGAACCCATCAATTGAGGCGCAACACGAGCCAAATCAAAGCTAGGCGCAGTCATTCCTTCGCCTACTCGCTGACCCATCATGTCCTCACCATAAATCTCTTGAGGCTTAGTTACGCCACCTTGGATAACACCTTGAATTCGTTGTTGTTCAGCTAATTGTTGTTGCTCTAACTGACGCTTACGAATCATGTCTTGCAGTTGAACATTCTGTAACTGGTTTTGCAATGTCTCTTGCATACCACCACGATATGCTTGCTGACCACGCTGTAAGCCTTCAGCAATAGATTGACCAGTATTCCCACCTTGGAATAGTCTGCCAGCTAATGCGTAGAGGGCTTGTGCTTGTGCATCGTCACGATTACGAGCAATGTCAGCTTGTGACATACCCAACAGACCCATTGTGTCTGCACCGCCTGTACCAAAAATGTCTAATAGTCCAGCCATGTTATTCCTTAAGGCCCCATGAACAGGTTAGGGTCAGGGTTTGTGTAACCAAATGAAGGTTGTGAATTAAATGAACCACCAAGGAAACTTGAACTAAATGGATTTATGTAACTTAAATCAGGTGAACCTAGATTTTTATACAAGCCACCACCAACAGCAGCAGTACCTAACAACTTCTGCAACGTAGATGTGTCAGCAGCACCGCTAGTAGTAGAAGAAGCCACTCGTCCTAATGGGTTGCCATATACCAACGATAGGTAGTTCTGCAAGTTTTGTTGTGGCTGGTTTTGCAAGAAGTTAAACTTAGCAATATCACCTTGCATTTGCTGACCTTGGTAACCCTCACGGATTTGACCAGCTTGCAACATATTCTGAATGTCTTGGTAATCAGCAGCAGCCATCTGAGGCGCAGCCATCGTAGCCGCTTGCTGTCTTGCTCTTTCATCAGCGTAGTTCTGATAAGCCAACTGTCCAGCAGTATTAGCCAACTGTTGACCAAATGCACCAGTAGCCCTGTCTTGCAAAGAACCCATCGCACCAGAGCCATAACGCCCTGCTAGGCTTGACTTAGATGCAATGTCGCCTAGAGTTGTTTTAAATTGTGTCTCAGCAGCACGAGCAGCAGGTTGGAACGCACCTTGAAAGAATGGGTTACCACCCAAGAAGCCACCAGAAACTGTGTTCTGCAATTGATTCTGTGCAGACTGTAGTAGTGGATTACCCAAAGAAGCACGAGCCTCTAAAGCCTGTAATCCTGTTTGAGTGGTAGTTGTAGGGCTTACAAAGGTAGGGCCACCATAATACTGTGGGCCACCGCCCTGATACAACTGCTGTGCTTGCTGTAATCCATAACCTAGATAAGGTTGGATTGTTGGGTCAATTTGTGACGTAGTGGTAGTAGCCATCTTTACTCCTAGAGTTTCGGATTCCGAGATGGGTCATCCACGGAACACATTATACATAAATAATCAAAATCAACCAATAATTGCATATCTATACGTCTTATTTGCAGTTGAATTGGCAAAGTGGGTAATCGTAGCCGTTCCCTGTCCTTGGGAACTAGCGTAAATACCATTAAAAGTAGCACCACCGCCTACTAAATTCATAGTAGCTATGACTGATGGCACAGCAGGTCTTGTCGGGCTTGTGCTTGTCCCAAAATGCTCAATACTTACACCAGTATTTTCAGTTCTCCACACAATCTCAACATAATCATTAGCAGCCATGTCAATAAAGAAATTCAATGCAGCAATGATATGACTTGGGTCACCAGAACTTTTCCTCGGAGGAGGGTGAAATCTACTGTTTGAGTTTGCGATATTTGTTCCATTCTTACGAAACCAAACATCCACATCTTGACCATCGTTTGTGGTGTTCTTAAACTGAATGGAAAACTGTAAGTTGTAGAGTCCTGCGTTTTTTACATTTAACCTAGAACTATTTGATAACGTAATTCCATTAGAGAAGTCGGTTGTATCAAAGGTAATAGGATAAGCAACAGTCGTACTAGCAGCAGTCTGGTCTGTTCCGTCTTGAAAAGCCCCATAAGGTGCAGAATCAGCAAAAGCAGCAGCAGAGGCAGGGACAAAGACAATCACGCTATCTGGGCCAATCCTTCTGTCTGTCAAAGTGGTGGTTAAAGCCCCACCAGTTGCCAGAGTCAAAGTCCCTGTGTTATTGGTCTTTCCGTCCATGATGCCACGGACTACTTCAGCCACAGCCCTCTGGTCACCACCAAATGCAGGTAGGCTTCTAAACATCAGCGAACCCCTTGTGGAGTTACATCCACATCCACAGAGATAGCGTTATTCCAGTTATCACCAGTTGGAGTGACCTTTAGCCTGTGGTATCTACCTGCACTTCTAAGTGGTACTCTATTCTCCGTACTAGCCGCCACAGCAGTATTAAAACTCACACCTTGGTTTAGCAATGTACGAGAAGCAATAGCCACAGTTGCAGAGCCATTGTCAACAATAGGTCTAGCGAGGGTTACTACTGAGTTAGCACCAATGTCCAAGTCTCCAGTAGAAATCACGGCAGTCTGACTAGCACCTGTAAAACTCATCACACGAGTGGCTAAAGTACCACCCAAGAAGTATTTACCGCCAACAAACAAGCGAGAATCTAAAGAAGTTGTTAAGGCATCAATAGAGGCAGAAATACTATCTAGTTGCTCAAGCGTTACAGACGATGTAGAGGCTTCAGACAAGTAGTCTGTACCCGCATCACCATAAGTCCACTTCTGAGTCTTAAAGTTATAAATCAGTACGCTTCTGTTTCCGTTAACAGTCTTGTAATTCCAGATTACAAGTTTGCGGATAGGGTCAACGGCAGCAGACATAGTTCCATAGTCGGAGTCTGAAGCGTCATCAATAAAGAATCGGTCAACTTTTTCTGCGCCTATAGATGTGACATTTTGTCCGTCACACATATAAAAACCATCGTCAGATAAGAAGAATGTTACGCCTTGGTACTGAGCAATAGAGCCAGATACCATGCAACCCTTACCACGAGAGATGTTATCAAACTGGAAAATAAACGGAGTACCAACATAACTCATTCGGTGAATGGCTCGCTCTAAAAAGACAAGACCAAACTCACCACCACGAATTCCCATAATCTGTCCACCATCAGGAATGTCCTGATAATCAGACTGAGTGTTTACGTTCTCTGTCCAATCTGTCTCGTCATTTAATGCTGACCAACGAACACGATATTGTTGCTGAGTAGTTTCTAGCGTATTTGCACACACAACAAAGTCACGCACCACAGTAATGAACTTAGCAATAGGCGCAGTAGCCGATAAGTCAGCAAACGATGTAGATGTTCCTAGCGTCCATGCTTGTAGTTTTTCAGCATTGTTTGTAGAGATTACAGTCTTACCAAACTGAGTAAAACGAACCCTATCGTTAGCACCAGTTGTCATGCCTGTTTTAACTTGAGTGATAGCACCAACACCACTTACTGTATAAATCTTGGTAGAGCCAGCAGCAAACAAGGCGGTATCACCATTAGGTTGTTTGGCAGCATAAAGAGCAGTTAAGTCCTCGGCAGCGTTACTGGATGAGAATGTTACTGGCGCAGGGAATGGGCCATAACCAATAGCCTGAGAAACCACGTTCTTAGCGTCAGTCAACGCACCCGACACGCTTGGCTGGTCAGGCATCCACTCACCAAAAGTTAGTTTTGTTGTAGCCATGTGTTATTTCCTTGCGCCTGTATAGCCCATGTGTTGCTGTTTGCAGACACAAGTGACCAAGTATTTGTGTCACCATTGATAGGTGTCCAAGTATTTGTGTCACTCGCAACTGGTGTCCATGTATTTGCGTCTTGAGGAATTGGTGTCCAATTATCCCCAAGAATAACCCCTTTAGCAACAATAGTTGCAGTTCCTGTTACTGATGCAACTCCTGAGAGAATTGCTACAGCATTAGCCACCACATCAGCGTTAACAGTAATACTGCCACTATCTAACTGAATTCTTATTGCGTCAGCAGTTACAGTAGCATTTGCATCAATAGAACCAGAAGCAAACTGAATTCTAGTTGCATCAGCTACAAAACTAGCAGAGCAATCAATGCTTGCACTTGCGCCTTGTATTCTTGTGCCATCTGCCGTTACTGTCGCTGTACCATCTACCGCCCCTACACCATTCTGAACCCTTATAGCATCTGCTGTAACGCTTGCAGACGCAGACACAGACCCATAAGCATCCCATAGGGTTACTGAGGTTGTGTAGAGTGGACTATCGAGTGTGAGTGTTAAGTCATCAATGCTAGACTTTAAATTGTCTAGCGAGTCGATTGTCCACGGAGGTAGTAAATCACTCACGCCAAAGTAACACTCAATGAAGCAGAAGCAACTCGGAACACATCACCAGATGCAATGGTCTTAGAAGCGTCTAGTGGTGTGTGATACAACAAGTTACCTACTGTCAAAGCATCACGAATTCCAATGTGTGTGATTGTTCCCCATGCGCTACCAGCTTGAGGAAAATCTATCACAGCAGAGTTTGTTGAAACACCATTACTAGGCGCACCGAAAGTAACAGCCTGACGAACATAGTTAGTACCAGAACATTCAGTTCCAGTATCCGCATCTGTTGGGTCAGTTGTGTATAAAGCCAAATACACAGTTGTTGGTGCTGTGTAGCTTGTTGCTCGTAGAGTTACGTTAATTAAAGCGTTCTCAAGATAGTTGCTCATTTCAGCCATATTTTCACCTTGCAGTTAATTTCATTGCTAACGGAACACCAGAGTATTGACCTTCTTCGTCAGACTTGATGAGTGAGGAGATTGCCCTGTCGTACATAGAACCCCATGTATTGATACGAGCATCGTTCATTAGATAAGGCTCTGCCTCAACCAATGCACCATACAGCAAACCATCAGGTGCTGTAGTCAGAAATACGTTTGTTGTATTATTAGAAGACAGATACGCTGGCGCAGCGTAGTACAACAATTTAAGCGTATATACACCATCAGGTGCAGGTGCTACTTGAAACTCACTTGCTAAGATTGTGTAACTCTTTGGAACACCAACTTGTGATGTTCTTTGGTCATTAGATAACGATGACGGACTAGAGTAACTCAATGGTTGTATTGGGTTAGTCATCGCCACAAAGTCTCTAGCTTGTAAGAAGTCGCTAGGTATCTCAACAGTAGCGTCTGAGGCAACAGTTACAGTTGTTACAGACTTGAGCATCTGACGAATACGCAGTTCTCTACGCAAACGATTCTCAGCCAAAGTAATGAAGTCTGGAATGATGCTTGTCAGGTCAGACCTAGCCAAATAATTAGCTATTGAAGTCTGTAAATCAGAGTAGGTAGCAAAACTCATACAACTCCTGTCCTAGTGCGCCATGCACGATTCATTGGGTCATTTAACCAAGCAGCAAAACGCTTGTCATCTAGAATAGCAAAGCCACGCATGATTCCAACTTTGTTTAAGTCATCAATGACTGTCATTGGAATAGATGCAACCTTGTTACCAAACAATTGGTCAGACCATCTTGCTCTCTCGTCATACGAGTTATATTCTTTTTTATTCTGCTCAACAATGTCAGTAACATCTTGGCGAGTCTGAATAACGATACCGCCCTCACCATCAGCATGGACAGCAGTTTCACGGAAATTGTTAGGATTTTGCATAGCCTAATTCTATCAGTTTGAGTAGAAAAGAAAATGCCCCAGAGTTTGAAGTCTGAGGCATCTTTGGGTTACCTTAGATTAAGGTGTCAAGTCAGCAACGATGCCGTGTGCGCCTTGGTTTTTAACTTCCAAGGTGAACTCAGCCAACAACTGTGTGCTTTCGTTGTCGCCAGTTACAGCCAACTCGTTGGTCTGGAAAGGACGCAAATAAGCAATAGCAGCCATATCGGGGTCAAGGATAAATGCTGTCTCATCGCAGTTGTTGGTAGATGTCATAAAGCGGTTGGGAACAATTGAGATTGCACCGAAATCGCTCAAATAAACGTCTGCTGCGCTGACGATGGTTGTAGGCGCATTGCTAGGGGCCATGAAACGCTGTGCAGCGATACCAGCAAAAGCAGATACCAATTGCTTGTGAGCAGGGTTCACCATCAACACTTTAGGATTACCACCAGAAGCGTAAACTTCTTTGATAACAGTCTTCAAGATAGTCTCTGTGAAAGTGCGGTTTGTGCCATCTGTACGAGCAGTTGTACCCAAGTCGCCAGCAACACCAGAAGTACCACCATCATAGTTAGAATTCAACCATGCTTGCAGACCACCCAATTTACGAGCAGTAGAAGAATTGCCGTTAGCAGCAGTTTGGTTGCTCAACAAGGTAGTTTCCATGTCACGCTTGATTTCGCTAGATGCTTTAGCCAATTGATAAGCCTTTTCAGACTTACGACCTGCTTTGTCAACAGCTTGCAGAGTGCCAGAAATCTTTACAGTCTTCTGTGCAATTTGGCAACGATTGCCAACACGAGTCGTAGGAGACATAGTGGCATCAGAAGCGGTGTCGCCTTCAACTGCGTAATTTGTTAAAACCGCAGCGGAAAGTGAGTCAGTCTGCCACTCATGTAGAACAGCAGTAGCTTTAGTCTTGCCAATGGAAGACATAAATGGAACATCTGTTGGTGAAATCGAGTAGATAACATCCGAAAGGTCTTCTCTCATACCGATTGCGGTATAT